TTTGCGTTCTTACAGTATGCATTTAAAATATTATGACGTTCTCTGATTGGAGGATTGCTAGTCGGGATTAAAAGCCTATGATTAACCTTAAGTAGAGGGTTAACCTTTGATCTATAGAGCTTTAGGAATTGATCGATGACATCATAGTTTGACCACTTTGAATTTGTAGTGCGCGATCCGCCTGTCGCGTCTCCGTGAATTTCAAACACATAAGGCTTATCAAATATTCCACGCGCTGCAATTTCTTCTAACACGTCTTCAGTTCTTGATCCGTGGATTACAACCTCATCAAAGAAATGAAACGTGTCCGTCGGTCTATCATATTGTGAAAGAATACATGACATAGGCTTTCCGATACCGATATTAAAATCGAATGAAATACTAACTGGCAGTTGCGGATTGATGACATATTCAGTTGTTTTAAAATTAACATCAGGATTGTAAGCGTAATATAAACGCTCGCGATCTATCTCAATCCACTTGCCTTGCAACATTCTTTCAGCTTCTTTTGCTGGCAAATTCTCTTTTAAATTATCGATGTATGATTTAGGTAAAAATGGATTTTGCTCAGTGAGTGAAAAGTAAATATGTCTATTAGCTTTTTTCTCATCAAAGAAATACTTATACAGCTCGTGACTCGGCCCTGCTGGGTTTGTTGCATATATAATTAGATTCTGCTTGATGTGAGGCAATCGGCCTACGCGCTGACGTATCTCAACTAACGCTTGATAATAGTCACCTTCATTTTCTACGGCCTCCTCAATAACAGCCATAGACAACGCCAAAGACCTAAACTTTTTAAACTTTTTATCACTCCATGATTTGCCGATTATTTGAGAGCCGTTAGAAAACTCAATACAGGCTTGAGAATAGTTTACTTTGTAATCTCGACCGTCTTTAATTTCATTGCACTCTAGATGATCTATTATCATTGCAAAGAGCGTGTCCTTAAGTGACGGCAGCGACAATCGTCCAATAAGTACACAAGCCTTTTTATGTTCTAAACAATGTCTAGCTATTAGGTGCGCACATAAAAGAGATTTAGAACTACCGACAGAACCAGAAAGCAAGACCTCATGATATCCAAGAGAGTAATCAAGCCCACTTGTTATGTCGTCAATAACTCGCTTTTGAAACGGAATATGATTTGGATCAAACTCAAATATTGACGGTATTGATCTGTCTAACATATTTAGAATTGCTTTCGCCCCTTCTTGTTCTAGAAACACAAGACGCGTTAACGCCTAATATTCTTGCGCACTCAGCGTGTGACAGCTTCCCTATTGTATTCATGATAAAATCTAGATTCTCGTCTGTAAGTTTTCTTTTGATTGGAGGATTTTTGCCAACTCCGTTTGCTATTGAATGCTTAACATTTTGTGAATAAGAAACATATTCAAGGTTTTCGACAGCGTTGTTTTGTTTATTAAGGTCTTTATGATTAACAACCATGCAAGGCTGGCCTAGAAAAGCTTGCGCAACCAATCTATGAATCATTTTTGTATATCGTTTTTTGTCTTTGTATAAATGAACGGTTCTATAACCTGAGCCACATATACTATATTTTAGTACTCTTAAGTCTTTTCCAAACTCGCCACGCAATCCTTTTATATAGGTTGATGCGATCCTTCCGTGACTGCTCGCAAAGTAATTGTAAAAGCCTTTAATTTCTTTCCATTGTTCAACAGTAGTAGTTTGATTCATCTTTGATAACCTCACATGAAATTCGTAATTTAATATTTGGATTTGGAAATTGTTCAATGCTATCTGATTCTGTAGCCTCTAAAACCGCATAGACCATATCGAAAATTGCATCTATTTCTTTTTGCAATTCTTGGTCGTCCATTTGTGCGTAGATACCTATTAGGTCATCAACCTTTTTCATTTTATTCTTTTTTGTGCTATCTCGAAATATTCAGGACTTAGCTCACAGCCTACAAAGTTAAATCCTAATTCTTTTGCTGCAACTCCTGTTGAACCCGATCCCATGAATGGGTCTAAAACCGTTCCGTTTGGCGGCGTGACTAGCTTGATCAGATATTGCATGAGTTTTGTTGGCTTAACTGTTGGATGGAAATTTTGATTTAGTATTTTCTTGTGTGGATCTGATTCTGAAAAGCCACGACCTGAATCATTTTTTATTCCTGATTCAACTAATGGCATACCCTCAAGCCCTTTGTTTCGTTCAGACTTTGAAGCTTTTGCAACGTAGAAGAAACGAGAGGCTGTCTGCGGATCGCCGCCTAGCTGGAAACGAGATGCCTCTACATCTTCTATTGAACTATTAAACTTTATATTCGAGCCATGTCCGATGCGAGTTTTGTTTTTGTTGCCCGCAGGCGCAGGCATTCGGCCTTTAACATGTTCATCCAATAATTCAGCAGCAACCTCATCAAGTATGAGATTACTCGGCCATCTTCCGTTCGCGCCAATGGTGCTTGATGTGATCTGACATTGACATAAGCTGCAGGTTTTCAAGTCTGTTGTCTTTTTTGTTTTCGTTGATGTGGTGTAAGACAAATCCTTTTGGTTTTGGTCCGTTTTGATTTTCCCAGAAATAGACGTGCTCAAGCTTGTGTTGATATTCTCCGTCAACATTTCTTCTGAGCATCCAATATCCATTTTGAGTATATCTTGATGTCCAGTCTGATTTTCTTTCAAAGTCAGCTCTGCACTTTTTATTGCAATAGATTCCTTTGACGCTTGTGCTGTATGTTTCGTTTTGTTTTTTACATTGTCTGCACACGAATTGCAGAGGTTTTCCTCGTCGTCCCATTTGGAATTATTAACACGAGATCCGTCAATGTTCAACGCACCCGTTCCATATTTCAGAACATTCTCTGCAACTGTTAATCCTTTTTCTAAAGGCTTACGAGCAACGCATATTGGCTCATTCGCAGGTTTTAGGGCTGTACCCCAGCCTTGCCATTGTTTGGCTGAATCGGTTGAGGGAATATTTTTTACTTCGTGTCCGTCATTAACTTTTGTTAGCCCAGAATTCAAAAAGGTTGGATTCTTTCTTGCGCCTGTTTTTGAAAATCCGACAACCTCGCGCTCGGCTCCAGCCTCTTTATCAATTCTTTTGCTAACATCGGTGCTTTTCGGAAACCCCGAACCATAAAGCCATTGAATACAATCCCTGATTTCAAAACCAGCGTCTTCAATATTCACAACAAGTCTGTGATAAGTTCTTGTGCCACCAAAAGATAAAAGATGACCACCATGTTTTAAAACGCGAAAACATTCTTTCCATAGCTCAATACTTGGAACGTCATAGTCCCATTTTTTACCCATGAAATTTAGTCCATAAGGAGGATCAGTTACAATTGAATCAATTGAATTGTCAGGAAGTTTTTTAAGTGTTTCTAAATTGTTTCCTTGTAATAAATTAATCTTTGTCATTTTTAGAGTCCTGATTCATTGGCTTTGTGTTGTAGCTAAAAGAAAATGATCCCTTGGCGTCTTTTTCAATTGTGTGCTCAACAGCTTTTAATTTTGGATACATGAATGATGCAAAATCTTTGCAGGCTTGATATCTAAGCTCAGGGCTTATCGTTGGCTCATCGACAATTTGGCCACCCATTCCAAGCTTTCTTGTAAACTCAGGAACTCCAAGTTTTTTAAAGTTACCAGTAGCCCACCACATGATGTGCTGAACAACATCGAAATTGTTTTTGTCTGAGATATCATAAAAATGTTCTGTCTTTTTATTTAGAGATCCTTTTGGTCTTCCTGCTTTTTTAGGGGTTCTATTATTTTCTGATTCTTTATTAGACATTTATTCCGCCTGACAATTTATTTCTAATTTCTTCAATGTCTTTAATTCGTCTCAAATAATTGTTGTATTTAACTATTAGCTCTTTTGTGTTCGCAACTTCAAAGCGATCAAATAGTCTTCTCTTGCGGTCTTTAATACATCCTAAAGACATATTAATTGCAGATGCGATTTGCCGATCTGTTTTTCCTAACATGATGTGATTTAAAACATCGCGCTCGCCTGATTTTAAAAATATTGGAGTTAGTCCTGTGTTCATTTCTGTTCTTTCTTAAGATGTGCCATCATGTCGACATTGATTGAGAATGATTGTTTGATTCCATTCTCAGTAATGAAGTGCAGACCTTCTTTTGATGCTTTGTTAATAAGCTGTAATCTGTTTTCCACGTTAAACTTCCAATAGACGTGTGACAGTCTCCATTTTACGCATGCTATTGTTCTATAAATCATTTTAGCTATTTCGATGATCTCTACTCCTGACAATGTTAGGTGCATGATCTCAAGCTCTAATTTTGATAGCTGAGGAGTCCCTTCGAATCTTTCTTGCAAGTTTGCTACAGGTAGAAACGTCAATTGTTCATTGTAAGCCTTTTGATTGGCGTCGTTTTCTTCTTTTGTCGCAAATAGATTTGGTTGGAAACCCATGAGTCAATTGAATGGCGTATGTTGCACAGAATCTAGTTTTATAAATATTTTAATTTCTTATTTTTTATTTATTGATTAAGGATTTGTTTTCTGGTCGTATTTTGTAATGGACATAAACACAGCGCCTAGGCTCAAAGACACAAAGCTCAAAGTTAAAAAAACATTCGCAATTTCTCAAGAAGCTGCTGAGACATATATTAAGGCAAAAGAGTTGGGTGTTGATGCGACTAAGATCTGCACCGATTCACTTGAGGAGTCTTTAGATAAGATCCGCAGAATGATTGCTGCGTCTGTTGCTCGCTAATATTATTTGATCGTCGGCGTGGAAAGCTGTGGTGATTAGGGTTCGATTCCTGTCGTAGCTGGTGCCACTACTAGAGACACGCACTAGGATTCTGACTGACCATCAGAATTTAAATGCCAGATGAGGTACATTCTCGCCTAGGTTCAGAAGTACAATGAAAGCCCTAGTCGCGCAGGGCACGATCATTTTATTCAATCAATTTAGCAAAATAAGATTCTTTAGGCTTTGATAGCTTAATTTCTAACCAACATTGATTGTCGTTTATAGGCCGCCTGTGGCTGTTTCCGTGATTTACTATGTTAGTGTCGTTCTCAATGACTTTCGCTTCTTGTAGGCAATCCTGAATGTTCTCATATAAATTGGAAAGATCATTCAATGTCTTTGAGCGCAAACCCTTCTTAGTAAAAAACTGAGACTCAGGGAATATGAACACGAATTCAGCAACAATATCCTCTGTGATCATATCTAGACGTTGCTTTAGTTTTTCAGCAATAAGCTTTTGTACAATCCATTTTTTAGCAAATAAAACCTTATCGTTTGATCTTATAAATCTGCGACCTGTCGATTTATTAAATGAAATTTGTTTTCCGTTTTTTTTGCTAGTGTGACAAGGGACCGGAATCTTAATGTGAAACAGGACTTCACTCACTGACAATTTGCCTTTTGCTTTAAATACTCATTGTAATAGCGCAGATTATATTGGACTTGATCCACAGGTAAACAAACAAATCCGTTCATTTCATTAATTGGAATATTCTTTTTAGAGTAAACGAACGTGTAGTTTGGCTCTCCACAAGCCTTAGGCTCTATTTTTTCTGCTGTGTAGATTCGTCCATAGCCTTTTGTGGTATCTAAAAATATTGGAGTGTTATTTTCGATTTGGTATTTAGCGCAACCCACAAAGATCGGCATGAAAACCCAAATAATAAAAACATCTAGCTTAATCATGGTTTACGTCCACCGTTCAAAATGTCTTGCTCAATGTCAATTAGCGTTTCTTCAGGAGCATTTTCTTTGATTGCGTTTTTGTACTTATCTAAAAGCTCTTGATCTTTTTTCGCTTGATCTGCAATCGCCGCAGCTTGATCAGCTTGTTTTTTTGCATAGATAAATACTCTTGTTAAA